TCGTTATCTGTGTCTCCTGGATTATTTGATTTACGCAGACGGAGTTGACTAATACCTTCTCGTAATGCACCAAACGGTATTAGAGCATTTTGCCATTCAAGAGTGTTGCCACCATCATCAGTTGTTCCACCGGCGCTGTTTAACAAGTAGGCATTTCCGTCAATATAACGCAACTTACGATCTTCAAATGTTATGACAGTATATTGTAGTGTTGAAGTATCAAATGGCTCTTGATTTTTAAACGCATCTAAATCAGCATCATCAAGGTTATACAGTTCATTTAAAACAGTGTGAATAAGTTTTTGTTGCTTTACTTTCGCAGGCGGGTTAATCCAGATAGGCATTTCAAATGTAAGTGTAGCAACATCAATAATATCGTCAATACTACTGCCAACACTGCGACTGCTCCAGATGGTGTTTGTCATTTCAACATACGCAAGTCTTGACCAATCAAGCCCATTGCTGGTTGTCTGAATGTTTAGTGTTGGGTTAAACAGTACAAGTATCTGCTCAAGTAATTGTAATTTCTGATCAGTATTACTGGTCCAGACATCACAATTCATTACCAGCTTATAAGGAACTGGCATGTGTCTTTCAACAGTATATGTTCTACCTACCTCATTTAAATACTCACCAGTGGCTGGATCAATCTTCTTTTCATATATTGGTAATTTTTCTATATGTGTTTGGTCCATGCGATATGATGGACTCATGTCTAAACTTGTCACATAGCAGCTTACAAACGGAACAGTGTTGGTAACGTTCTCGCTGTTTTCACGCTGAATGTGTGCTGCCATACGGCTAATATCACCATAACGAACAGGCACCTTTTGAAAGATCGGAAACCGATCATCGCTAACACCCATTTGCACACTAAATCCACTAAACAAGCGAATGAACTGTTGGATATATCTGCGTATTTGTTTATCGTAAAAGTAATCTGCCATCATTCAAAATCCGTCTTTGGTGTTATAACTTGACTCAGTGGCTGACGTTCTGGGAACTCTTGATTGTCCACAACAGTTGTGTTATTGTTGTTAATAAAGCTACCTGCGTTGTATGTTCTATCACTCCAAGTAACATCGCTAATATTGTCGTATAGTCTATGCCAACGACTACCACGGAATACAAACAATCTGTTTGGAGTAAAGTCTGTTCTTATAAAGTAATCGTCATCGTTTGGCTCCTGTGGGAACTGATCGCCAGTCTGAATAGTTTCGCCATGATCATATTCTTCAGTGGTATCTGCTACTCCAAACAAATGTTCAGCCAGTGGAATACCCAGTGGATCAGCAGCCTCAGCACTTGCTACAATAGCATCACTAATATTGATCTCTGTTTTGTAGCTACTAATTTTGTTCTTTAAGCTATCTGGATCACCAGCAGTACCAAGAATGTCAGCGTATTCTTGTGTATCTGTAAGTGGGCTAACTTTAACCCGCCAGATATGCGGATACCAGGTCTGACTAAAACCTTCACTACCACGGTTGGCGTCCTGTACTACATAAAACTTGTTTACAGCATCACGATCATGATTTAACAGCAAGTCATCACGCAAGTGCGGCAACTCAAATACATCACCTGGCATAATCTTACGACCTAACTTTTCAACCATGTCGTTAATGTGGAATGTAATAAACAGTGTATCGTTTGTCAGGAACAACCCAAACTGGCTCAAGTCAAAATCATTGTCACTTACGTTATATACACCACGCAATTCATAAATGTCAGGATCATACTTGCGGTCACGATTTTCCATGAACAGTAGGTCTTGTATCTTTGTTTCGTTGATCCAGCCTTCTGGGTTGACTTCAATGCCAAGTGTAGGATCTAACTCCAGTCCACTGCCGTAGTTTGGTTCAGTAGGATCATTGCTGTTAAGCGTTTGTTTTGGGCCAACATATTTGTGTATATGAACAGCAGTGCCGCCAATATCAAACTGCTCACGAATATTTCTATCCATGAACTTGTAATCGTTGCCCTTAAATGGTTTGTAGAGACTTAAACGTGGCATATTTTTCCCCTTATATCGTATTTAGCTATTGACAAGCATTACGTAATGCTTTATAGTAAGATGTAAACAGAAACACTGGAGACTAAAATGGCTAAAAGTATTGGTGTCAAGATCCCTAAGAAAAAACCACGTGCTAAAGTAAACCGCAAAACTGGCTTTGCTGATCCAGTGTGGACTGGGTGGGAACGCTGGAGCGGTGAGAAGTTTCACCGTGAAGTAGACCGTTTGAAGTTCATGTACTACAACCAGGTTGATCCAAAAGATCTGATGCCTAGCGTGTATCACTGGATGAAAGAAAACGGTTATACTCCCAAGCAGATCAAAGCAGCAAAGGCAGTTTGGATTAGCCCCAATGTTGCTATCCAAACCAAGCTACTGTCAACTGGTATGCCAGCATACAATCCCAAACACGCAGAATACTGGGAGTCACTTCCTGGTACTGGTGACGAGATGAAGCCTGTCACTGACTTTGTTAAAAAGTATGTTGACCAGGCTGTTGCTGAGGGCATGAGCAAAGTAGCTGAAGTTGAAGCAAAAGAAAAAGCCAAAGCTAAAACGCATACTCCAAGCATTCAACAAGTTATGCGTGAAACAGCAGCCAACATGGCTGAAGCGATTGACGATGTAGTTGAGGACTTCATTCGCACTAATGATCCTGGCGTTGTAAAAGAGTTTGACCCAAAGTCAGTGCTTGTCAAAGTTCAAGCAAAAGCTAATCATGCTCGTATTATTCGTAAGTTTTACGAAGGCGACTATGCGGAGATGCAGCTCGTTAACAATGTACCCAGTGCCAGTCAGCTTAAAAAGATGACTGAAAAGGAGCAGGACGAGTGGGAACAGATCAAAGAAGGCTATTCCCACTATAGCACTGCCCAAAAGAAAGCAGCACTTGAACTGTTTAAGAAGATCATTGACGCTTGTGATATGATTATCGCAGAACAGAAAGTAACCAAGGCACCGCGCAAGATTAAAGCCAAGAGCCCTGAACAACTGACTAGCAAACTCAAGTTTAAGATTAGCGATAACGATTTGGCTATTACTAGTGTACCACCTGCACAGCTAATTGGTGCGGTTGCGGCAGTAGTGTATAACACTAAGAATCGTAAACTGGGTGTTTATATTGCTGAAGATGAAGCTGGGTTTGATGTTAAAGGCACCAGCCTAACTGGCTACAATGAAAAGACTAGCCAGCAAAAGACATTGCGCAAACCAGCGGAAGTAGTGGGCAAGTTTAAGAAAACAACCAAACCCAAGATGTTGCGAGAGTTTGCGGACATTAAGACTACTGAAACATTGCTCAATGGCCGCTTTAACGAAGAGACGATTATCCTAGCAGTGTTTAAGTAAAACAACCACATATACTAAGACGTAGGGAGGCTCACGCCTCCCTTTTCTTATAAATAGTAGTAAGGAGATCTATTATGAGCGCAAAAAATGATTTGATCAAAGAAATGGAACTACGCCTTGGTGGCGGCATGGTTGATGTAGAGCTTGACCCAGAGCATTACGAATTGGCTATTAAAAAGAGTTTAGCAAAATATCGTCAACGTGCAGAAAACGCAGTTGAGGAAAGTTTTGTATTTCTACCAGCAGTTTCAGAAGTCAACGAATACACATTGCCAAACGAAGTAACTGAGGTTAAAGACATTTATCGCAGAACTTCTGGTGGCATGGGTATTGGTAGCGGTAGTGATTTTGAACCATTCTATGCCTCATATATGAATTCATATCTACTGGGATCTGCAAGAGCAGGCGGGTTAGCATCTTATGATTTCCTTATGCAAAACCGCGAAACTATGGGTAGGCTGTTCGGATCAGAGATATTGTTCACATGGCGCCCACAAGATCACCGCATTATCCTACATCGTAAGCTAAAAACGGACGAAACACTAGTGTTGCACGTTTACAACTATCGTCCAGACGATAACTTGCTAAACGATAACTATGCTGGTCCATGGATCAAAGACTATGCGTTTGCACACGTTAAGTTAATGCTAGCTGAAGCACGTGGCAAGTTTAGTCAGATCGCAGGCCCACAGGGCGGTACAACAATGAACGCCGATACACTACGCAGCGATGCACAGGCAGAGATGGACAAGTTAGAAGTAGAGCTAACATTGTACAATGATGGTAGTGCAGGATTAGGCTTTATTATTGGATAAACTGCTAAGTTAACCCTATTTCAGCGTGTTTTTCGGGGGTCTGCTATAAATAGTAGTAGAACATAGATTCTCGAATTTACATGTAAAAAGATAAGGAGAACTTTAAAAAATGGCAAATCTAGTTTCACCTGGAGTACAGGTTTCAGTAACAGATGAGTCAGTTTACGGTCCAGCAGGTTCAGGCACAGTACCAATGTTATTCATTGCTACTGGCGAAAACAAAGCAGACCCAACTGGCACAGAAGCTGACGGTATCGCTAAGTATACCAAAGCATCACAAGCCGGAAAACCAGTCCTTGTCACATCACAACGCGAACTAACACAATACTTTGGGAATGTCGACTTCCGCAAAGTAGCTGGATCAGTAGTGCAGGGTGACGAAACAAACGACTACGGTCTTCTAGCAGCATATTCTTTCCTAGGTCAAAGTTCAGCAGCGTACATTGTACGTGCAAACGTTGACACAGCAGCACTACGTCCACAATCAAGTGAGCCAGTAGGTCCAGCTGCAAACAATACATACTGGCTAAATCCAGCAAATACATCATATGGTTTATTTGTATACAATGGTTCTAGCTGGGTATTACAAACACCAACAGTAGAAATCACAACAGGCGGCGGCGGCCCATCAGTGACAGTAGTTAATGGTAATTACCTAGTAGTAATTGATAATGGCGCAACATCAACAGAAATTTCATACTGGATTGGTCAAGGCGGCAATTGGGTAGCCCTAGACAGCACATGGAACGGCGGCGGCGCCCTAAGTGCAACTTATGCACCACACTATTCACAACCAGCAGCCGCCGTCGCAGGCGATGTTTGGGTTAAAACAACTCAGCCAGGTGGTGGTCTAGACTTAGATCTAAGTCTATATACTACATCAGCAGGTGATTTTATCCAACAACAAGTTCTATATGTACAAACTGCAAGTCCATCTGGTGCGTCATCAGACGTATTCCAAGATGGTAGTGTTGGCGCAACACGTAATTTATTAGAAGGTGATATTTGGGTATCAGTTCTTGATGGTGCATTGGGCATTGCTCGCTATGATGCTACAAATTCAGAGTGGGATGATATCGCAACTGATGATTCAGTAGCAACAGGCGGATTTGTAATCGCAGTATCAACTTCAGAACCAGTAGGCAATCCTACTGACGGCACAGTTTGGTACGATCCAGATTTAAACCAACTAGAAGTTTTTGAAATTGCACTTGATGGTGGCGCAAATAAATGGGCGCGCATCGAAGCAGTAACATATAGTTCAGTAGCACCATCAGGTGCTACTGCTGGAGATTATTGGGTTAATACAACTGGTGAATATCCAACCATTTATCGTCATAATGGTGCTGACTGGGTACTAAAAGATAACACAGACCAAGCAACAAATGCTGGCGTAGTATTTGGTGATATCTATGCAGATGAAACAAATGCTGGCGATTATGTTGCATCAGTTGATGTTCTACCAGGTGGTCCAAACCCACTAATCTTCCCAGTAGGAACAACAGGCATTAACATGTGCCGTTCAGGTGGTACAGTCCGTGTATACGATGCAAGTCTAGGTACAACTTGGAAATGGCGTAACCTAGCAGGCAATCACGCAGACGGTTCAGGCGCATTTGGCCGCAAAGCACAGCGTAAAGTTGTCGTTACAGCAATGCAAGCAAGTGCAAGTGGCACAGAGCTACGTGAAGATACAGTACAATTCCGTCTACTAGCAGCACCAGGTTACCCAGAACTATTTGACGAAATGGTAGCACTAAACAGTGATCGTAACGAAACAGCATTTGTTATTGTTGACGCACCATTCCGTGCTAACCCAACAGCAGCAATTGCTTGGGTACAAGGCACAAGTGCAACTGAAAACGGCGAAGATGGTCTAGTAGGACGCAGCACATATGCAGCAGCATACTATCCAAGTGTTCTAACAACCAACCCAGCAACTGGCGATAGTGTTGTTGCTCCAGCATCACACAGTGTACTTTACACATATGCTTACAGCGATAACGTTTCATACCAATGGTTTGCGCCAGCTGGTTTGACACGCGGTGTTGTACAAAACGCTTCAAACGTTGGTTACATTAACGCAGAAGGTGACTTTGTAGCAGTTTCACTAACACAAGGTTCACGTGATACAATGTATGAAAACAAGCTAAACCCAATTGCTCGTTTCCCAGCAGAAGGCATTATCGTGTTTGGTCAGAAGACACTAGCAGCAGGTGCAAGCGCACTAGACCGTGTAAACGTAGCACGTCTAACAGCTTACCTACGCGAGCGTTTTGCAGTTATTGGTCGTCCATACTTGTTCGAACCAAATGACACAAGCACACGTAGAAACGCAAAAGGCACATTTGATGGCTTCATGGGCAATATTCTAGCACAGCGCGGTGTATACGACTTTGCTGTTGTATGTGATGAAACAAACAACACACCAGCACGTATTGACCGTAATGAGCTATGGATTGATGTTGCAATTGAACCAACAAAAGCAGCGGAATTCATCTACATTCCAATCCGCATTGTTAACACAGGCGAACTAAGCTAAAGTATAGCTTTATAAAATATAACAAGTAGGGTAGTAGAAATACTGCCCTATTTTTTTGAACAAAAAGCATAAATACATTATATAAAACAAACCTTAAAGGAGATTTATAAATGGCTGTAACAGTAAACTTTGGTGTCCCAACAGAACAGACTGGTGGCACACTTATGCCAAAACTACAATACCGTTTCCGTGTTTCATTCACAAACCTGGGCGGTCAAGGTACAACTGGTTCACTAGTAACACGCAACGTTGTTAGTGTAACACGCCCAGCTCTAGATCACGAGGACGTAACAGTTGATGTTTACAACTCAAAAATTCGTTTAGCTGGTAAACACACATGGCAAGATGTAACTCTTGTAATTCGTGATGACGTCAACAGTGACGTTATGTCGTTTATGGGCAACCAGATGGCTCGCCAAGTAAACCATGCAACACAAGCATCAGCAAAAGCTGGCGAAGATTATAAGT